GGAGAGGGGGGGGTAGGGGGTAATTGTCCAATTGTCTAAGGCTTTATGGACAATTAGACAATTGGACAATTAAAATCCTCAAATTTTATCCCCCCTTCCATTACCAACATCAAAATGCTACAATACGCCTGTACTAAAATAATCAAGACAGCTAAAAAGGAGCTAGATATGCAAGTAGTGAATAAGTACCGCCCAAACATGACAGCAAAGGAAATTAGTTTGCTATGCAAGCTGCTAGTAGCTGCTATCAGCAGAGAGGAGAAAGCAGTAGAGCTAACAGCTCAGGAGGAGGAATATGCAGGTAGCATTCTGAAGGTGCTAGTTCCCTTGGAAGCTAAGATTGCTACTGGCATAGCTAATCCTGCCTTTGTAGCAAATAGCGCAGCAAGAGCTAAGAAGGAAAGCGCAGCCTTTGCCTTTCAAGTAGGAGTAAGCAGCTTGCAAGAACTACTAGCTATGCCGGAAGGAAGAATTAAGGAAGGCTTGGTGGACGCGGAATTAGCTAGCTTAGTAGAAGGAAGTGATGCTAGGAAGGAGGAGTTAATGATAGGCTTAATAGAGAGTAAGCTATCATTATAAAATATCACTTGTTTTTTTTCTGTTTTGCGTGTAAAATTGCGGTGTTGAAATGCATTTTTTGCACTTTAACTAGCAGCTAGCAGCTAACTATCCATTAACTACTCGGAATCAACAACTATGAAAAAACTATGTGCTATTAGCGGAGTACCGCTAACAACATCCTCTCATTTTAGCAGCTACTTCACCAGAGAGCTGCATCCTTTGCTAGAAGTTAAGACAGCTGACTTGCTAACAATTATAGGTTCAAAAGAGTGGCTAGACTGGCAGGAAGAAGAAGCCAAGCTGCTCTTCCTAGCTTTAGCTAACTCCCTAGGCATGTTAGTAGTAATGCCTAACTCCTTCGCTAGACCTTCAGTAGCCACCATCAGCAGTAGCATAGAGAACTTAGTGCTAATAGCTGGCTGGCATTCAATGAGGGAATTCCCCCTGCCTTCCTATGTAATAAGCTCCGCCAGTTTTAATAATAGCTCCTCCTCCAATGAGCAACCAAGTAATGAAGCTATGCTTGAGTTTCCTAACTTGCTGCTAACTATCCTAACTACTAGAGAGGAAGTTAAGAGCACTAGATTGCTAGCAGCAAAAGCTGCGCAGCTTGAAACTACCATTAAAATACTTTATAGCAATTGCAGGATAGGAGCAAATAAGCACGCCTTACTAAGAGCTAAGGTAGCTGATTGGGCTATACTGGTTACGCAAGAAGCTGCTAAGAAAGAGCGAGTAACTGAGGATACCTTGCAGCTATGGCGCAAGATGTTGCAAACTGCTCCAGTAGATGCATATAAGTTTCTGGTTGATAAAGAAACAGGCGTGCAATCTAACGTAGACTTGCTAGACTTAGATGACTTTATGGCAGCAAACCTGCCGCATGGTTGCAGTGCTAGCTATGCAGTCATGAAGCAGTTAACAGACATGAAGAATGCTACTATCAGCTTAGGAGCATTCTTGGGCATAGAAGGTAGCGTAGTCCAGCTAATACCCCATAATCACCCAGCACCACTGGAAACTAACTTTGCTACTAGGCAAGAGTTTCTGCTTGCTAAAGCTAAGTGGCTAATAGCTGGGACTAACTTAGCCGAACCTACCGCTGAGATAGTTCCTAGCATAGAGAGCTTTGAAGTACTAGAAAAGGAGCATGAAAATGAGTAACATTTACTACCTAGCTACTTCTAGAGGCTTCTACAAGGAAGACTTTCCGCACTTTACATCTAACATAAGAAGTGCTGCACCATTTACTAGCTTCGTGGAAGCTGAGAAAGCCTTTAGCAAGGTACTGCATTCAGCACCAGCTAAGCCTTATTATGCAGTGCTGGCAATAGCTACACCTTACGCACAGGAGTTAATAGCTGATGAATACTAACAGCAACAGCAACAGCAACAGCAACAGCAATGAAGCTAACTTACGTCTCAAAGCTGCAATAGAAGCTAAGAAGGCCGCGAAATTAGCGCTAGCAGAAGCAGAAACAGTTACCTTGCACCTAGGGGCTAAGACTGTTTCTGCTAAAGCTCTGGAGGAAGAAGGCTTAACAGGCTTAACAACTTCTCAACTGCCGCTACATCAAGGCTTAGATGGTAGAACCTACAACAAGGAGCAGACAGAAGCTATCCAAGCAGCACTGGCTGGTAATAGCTTTTGCTTCATAGGAGCAGCAGGTACTGGTAAGACAGCAGCAATAGCTGAGCTTAGCAGGCAGCTTGTCTATCATAACAAAGTGCCTCTAATTAAAGAGTCTACTAGAGTGCTAGTACAAGATTCTCCAGGAGTTGTTTGCATTAGCTACACTAATGTAGCTGTAAACAACATAGCGAAGAACATGCAAGGTGTAGTTACATGCAGCACTATTAACGCTTTGCTGGAGTTTGCCCCAGTCTTCTACGAAGTTATAGATGCTAGTGGCAACCTATCAACTACTATGCGCTTTGAACCTCGCAGGCACAGGCACAACCCACTGCCTAGAGAGCTAACAACAATCATCGTGGAGGAAGCTGGTAGTGTTGGTACGGAGCTATTCAAGCTGCTGCTAGATGCTTTACCTAGCCCAGAAGCAGTGCAGTTTATCTTCCTAGGAGACCTTTATCAAGTACCTCCTATCTATGATGACGCGATACTTGGCTATAAGATGTTAGATATACCAGTCATTGAGTTACAGCAAGTTTACCGCCAAGCTCTTAACAGCCCTATAATCTCCCTTGCACACAGAGTTAAGGACGGCAAGCAGCTATGCGAAGCGGAGCTTAGAAGCCCTGCATGGAACGTAACAGTGCCTGAAGGAAAGCTATCTATCAAGCCTTGGAAGAAGAAGCTGGATAGCTTTGTAGCTACTAAGGCAGCTTGTCAGTTTGTTATCCAAGCTATAGAAGCTAAGGAGTTTGACCCTGAGCAGGATATGATTCTAATACCCTTCAATAAGCACTTTGGTACTATAGAAGTTAACAAGTACCTCTCCCAATACTTAGGTACTCAAAGAGGTGCTATCATTCATGAGGTAATTGCTGGCTTCAATAAGCATTACCTAGCAGTAGGGGATAAAGTCTTTGTTAATAAGCGATTTGGTACTATTACAAGCATTACTAAGAATGGCTCTTACTTAGGCAAGAGACCTCAGAAAGCAACTATCACTCTTAATCGCTGGGGACATGAAACATCTGTTAGCTTAGCTAATATGCTAGAGACCAGTGACCCCATAGATATTGATAAGCTGCTAGCAGCTATGTCAGATGTAGATGATAGAAAGCTGCAATCCTCCCACTTTGTAGAAGTTGCTTATGCAAGCAGTGGGCAGGTTGAGGTGCTAACAACAAGCAGTGAACTTAACGCATTGATATTTAGCTACGCATTAACAGTGCATAAGGCGCAGGGAAGTGAATGGCGCAAAGTCTACGCTATCTTTCATAGCAGTCATAATGTTATGATGTGCAATGAGATACTATATACAGCTATCACTAGAGCTAGGGAAGAGTTACTGGTAATCTGTGAGCCTAACCACTTTCAGAAAGCAGTGGTAACTAGGAGAATCAAAGGTACTACCTTAACAGAGAAGGCGGAGTACTTCAAGGGCAAGAGAGCAAAGAAGGCAGTAGAAGAAGCAGAAGAAGCAGAAGCAGTAGAAGCAGTAGAGAGCTAACTAGCAGCACTAACACTAACTAACACTAACTAAAGGAGATACAGCAATGCGTAATTTCGAGAAAGCCGTAGTAGACGCAATAAAGGAGGCAGCTCCGACTGCCAAGCAGGTAAAAGAAGTAACTGTAAATTTCTTCCTAGATGACAGCTATGCTGACCTTCGTAGTAATAGGGGAAGTATCTACGCATCAAGTATCGACAGGAAGTACATAGAGTCTGCTACTTGCTGCTTCATAGAAGCTAAGACACTGACAATCTCCTTGCCTAGCGAGAGGGAGGTAACAGCAAATAAGCTTATGTGCCTTAAGGCGGATTTGCAGAAGGTGCGTGTTGAGTCCTTTATTAAAGAAGAAGCAATACAAGATGCTATTAACAAACTGCTAGCATTGCCTGCCTTGCGGGAGGAAGAATTAGTAGAAGCAGTAGTAACAGAAGACTGGGTAGCTGTAGTGGCAGCGGCAGCAGCAGCAGAAGACGAAGGAAGCTTCAAGCCATGAAAGGAAGCCAAGCTAAAGAAGATAGCAGACAGCTAGAGCTTGACCTAGTTAAAGCTGCTTCGCCCCCTAAAGCGCGTGCTTACCTAGATGAGCAAGGAACTATTGTAATTATTGGCTTCCATGCTTGGTCTAGTGCTACTGTTGTAGACTTGGATAGCCCTATCCAAGCTTCATGGGTAGCACTAGTAGCTGCTACACACTTAACTAAGGAGACTTAATACCATGAGTACCAAAAAAATTACTGAGCCTGATAACGTGAACCATCCTAAGCATTACACTAGTCATCCTAGTGGTGTAGAGTGTATAACAATTACTGAGCATATGAGCTTTAATCTTGGTAATGCTATGAAGTACATCTGGAGGGCAGATGAGAAGGCTAATGCTCTGGAAGACCTGGAGAAAGCAGCTTGGTACATTAACAGAGAGATAGCTAGGCGTACTGGTAATACGGAGGAATTAGCACAGGCAGTCAATAGCATGACTACAGCCATGCCACTAACCATAGCAGAGTTATGGAAGTGGCAGTAGCATGAGTGAAAAGCTAAACGCAGCACCTACCTACTCAGAGCTAATTAACAACATCCAGCATGTAGCTACAAATACCACCTTAAGCAGCAAGCAGAAAGTTATCAAGCAGCTAGGCAGGTTCTTAGTGGACGAAGGCTACGAACAGCTAGGTAAAATGCTTATTGCTAAGTCCGCAGAACTAACTATAAAGGAGTAATTAGTATGATTGAAGAGAGCGAAGAAGAGCAAGAAGAGCAAGAAGAACAAGATGCAGCAATAGATGAGCTACTAGCAGGTGATTACTGCCCCACTAACAAGGATAACTTCGGGGAAGCTATGGCTAACATTAGCACTGAAGAACTAATCAAACTCCTAGATGCCTTTCTACTAGCTACGAAGACAGGGGATAATGCTCCGCTAGGTAGAATCTTTGTATCTGTTATGACTGACTATTGGGTTAAGTGTGCTACACGAAAGGTGCTAGGTAGTTTGCCAGCAGGAGTTAGCAGGAAAATTTCCCCTTGACAATTGGCGCGTTATGCCGTAAAATGATTGTTCCTGTAAAAGTTTATGCAGGTAAAGAGCACCAGTAACACTAACCAGTAACACTAACTAACTAAGGAGTACTACCATGCAAAGCACCTCAATTAAGTTTAACTTTCGTTCTGATAGCATCCGCGATGAATCAGGGCGTGTTATCGGCAAGACTACTAAGCACCCAAGCGTAACAGTTAATATCCCTGCCTTAACAGCAGATGACCTGCTGACTATCTTGGAAGCAGGCGGCTTGCAGCTTGAGCTATTGCTAGCTTCAGCTAACGCCGTAATCTACCAAGCAAGCCGCGATGTCGTCAATGATGCTATCGAAGCTAAGAAGGAAGTCAACCAAGCACTGCTTGATGCTGCTGCCCCAGAGCTAACTTGGGCTAAGCTAGCTGTACGCACACCTGCTGAGCGTAAAGTAGCGGGCATTAGCAAAGACACTTGGGAAGCCTTCTCCAATGATTATCAAGAAGTTATGCGCTTGGTACTTGTTGACAAGTCCCCTGAGTCTATCGCCTTGGGTGCTAGCCACCTTGTTAAGAAGTTTAACGGTTGCCGTTACCAGAAGGATGTTATTGCTACCTTGCGTAACTACCTAGCTGCTTGGTACGCTAACACTTCCGAGAAGGATGACTTTGAAGAAGTCTACAATGCGTTAGATAGCCGCGCAGAATTGTTGCTTAACGCTGAAGACACAGGCCGCTTAGCTTCAATGCTGTAAGCAGTAACTAGCAAGTAGCTTATAGCAGTCTAGCTTTTAATCAGTAGACTGCTATGAGATAGGTGCTAAACTAATCTAAAGGAGCTAAGACTATGAATAGGGATAATTACGGAAAGACTTTAACACCTGAAGAAGCAGCTCTTAAGTACCAAATAGGGTGGGTGGTGCTTAATAAGGCTAAGGAAGATGCACTTGCTAGGGCTGACTTCGCAACTGCTAGGGACTGCCGTCAGCAGCTTAGCTATCTGAGTGTGGAATGCGAAGCTAGGCATAGCGTAGGCATTCCAGAGGAAGCTAAGTTGCCTAGCACTAAGTGGGTAGTATCCGTAGAATATGACCTTGCTCCTGACATGAATGCTATTCTAGCTGTGTGTAGCACACAGGAGCTAGCTACTGCATTCATGCAGCGGCAACCAGATTATAACTCTGAGGATGTTATACATCATATTGATGAAGTAGCTAACTACGAATAATCTTCCTAACTAATAAGTCAACTATGTCAACTGATTACAAATCTTACTGGAGCATCCTTCTACGCGAAGGTAAGCTAACACTTCAGATGCCTACTGTGTTAGTTAATAAGGTCAGGCACTCTATCAGTAACTCCAAGTACGACCATCGACTAAGGTCTGGTATCCGCTACAGTAATCTCAAGACTGTGCTAAGTCCAGCTAAGACTGCTTCAGGTGCTATTAAGCCTGGCTGGACTAGAGTAGACTTCTCTATGCATAATGTAACCTTAAAGGACTTTTAACTATGCCTGCTACCGTACATCTATACCCAGAAGCATATAACCAGCTAGTCATTAAGCTAAGTCGTGAGCACCGTGATTTATGGCGCAAGGTTGGTTGGTACATGGCTTATGACCAAGCAGAGTTTATAGCTATCATGAACAAGGAACTAGACTGCTTATGCTTACCTGAGCAAAGTATTACAGAAGTCTGCGATAAGTATCTGAGATTACTAGGGAAGCGCATAGGCAAGCAAGCAGCTAAGAGTACAGAGCTGCTTGCTGCTGAGAAGTCAGGCAAGTTTGGTGCTGAAGCTATCTTTGGAAACAAGGAAGATTTCCTAGAGCGTAAGGAATTTCAGGACTGGCAACGCGCGATAGCTAAGAAGTAAGCAGTTAACTAACTAAAGGAGCTAACAAGTAATGATTACCCAAGAAGAGCAAATAGAATTAAAGATAGCTGAGTTGCATCAAGCAATGCTATCCAATCACCCAGAGCTTCCCACCTTCCTGAAGCGCATTCACCTAGAGCTTCTTAAGCACCCAGAGCTTGTACACATAATGTCTAATGAGCAGCGAAGCAAGCTAATAGCTGCCTTACAGAAACAGACAGGCATTAGCGTATTTGTAGCTTCTTCCGCTAAGGTTAAGAACAGCAAGAATGCTCCCCAAATGACAGCAGCAGAGTTTGGTATCTAGCCATGAGTGACGAACTAGATACCACAGCCTTTGCACATTTCGAGCTAAGAGCAATACCTATTAAGTGCAGTCATTGCTCTCAACCAAGCGTTGCCTATTTACCCACAACTTGGGGCGTAGGCTTATCTGAGGCTGGTTATCTGGTAGCCAGCATACTTTGCACACTTTGTGCAGAGAAGAAGTTAGCTGACCAAGAACTAGCTGCTAAGGGTAACCAGCCATGCCACTAACTTTAGCAGAGGTTAAGGAGCTTTGGGAGCTTAAGAGTTCTCAAGCAGCTAACTTGCTATCCCTAACTCTTTACTGCTATAACTCACGAGAGCTGTACTTTAACTACTTTGATGGATTAAGGCATCTAATGGAAGTTACGGGTAATAGCAAAGGCTTACCGGAGCTAGCTATTTCTATTGGGTTCCCCTTACCTACGCGGCACATAGTCTGCGATGTTTGTTGCACTATTGTAGCTAGCTCTAATAGGATACAATTCAGCAAGCTCCTTAAGACTAACTGTGGTAGCTGCACACGCAAGCATGATGCTATATTAGATGTATATGTTCTAGGTAAGCTAGCTGAGCTTTACGGCTCCCCTATTAGCTTGGTAGAGCATCACATAGCAACAATTCTAAGTAAGTTTAACCCGCAATTTATTGCTAGCTATGAGAGGAAACAGCCGTGAGTGCCTTAGATGATTTACTTAGCACCTCTGTAACTCCAGTACCTTCATACAGGCAGAAGCTGCAAGCAGGCAATTTGCTTAGCTACAGTACAAGGCTAACCTTGCACTCCTGCCCACGTAAGTTCTTTTTAGACAAATCTACAGCTAAGGAAGTAGGAGTAGCTGGTGAGTCTAACTCAGACTTCTTGTTTGGGCACAGCGTTGCAGCAGGGGTTCAGCAGTTCCTATCTACTGGTTCAAGAGAAGAAGCATTGCTAGCAAGCTTTCTAGCTTGGGATGGTAGCTTAGATGCTACCAAAGAAAAGAGCAAGAAAAGTATCTGGTTTGCTTTGGCAGCAGTTGAGAAGTTTGTGGTGATAGCTGCTGACTTACTAGCTGGTTGGGAAGTAGCGATGCTACCTGAGCCAGCAGTGGAGCTTTCATTCTGCTTAGATTTAGAGAATGGCTATTACTACTTAGGTCACATTGACTTGGTATTAGTAAATAAAGCTACCCAGCAGCTAATGGTGCTAGAGCTTAAAACTACTAGCTTCTCAACTGTCAACGAAGCTACATATGCTAACAGCGACCAAGCTATAGGTTATAGCATTATTCTGGACGCTATAGCACACAGGCTTAACCTTGATAGCAAGAATTACACTGTGCTGTACTTAGTTTATAAGACAGGGGCGCAGGAGTTTGAGCCTATACCCTTTATTAAAAGCCGCACAGATAGAGCAGTATTCCTGCATGACTTGCTAGTTGATTGTACTATAGCAGATACTTATAAGGAGCAGCGGCATTACCCTATGAGGGGTGAAAGCTGCTTTAGCTTCTTTAGGCCATGTGAGTACTTTGGCGTATGCAGTATGCAATCAATGCTTAAGACAGAGCTGAAGATTGCTGCACAAGCAGTTGAAGCAGATTATAGCTTTACATTAAGTGAGCTTGTTAGAAGCGAGCGAAACAGTTAACCAAAGGAGAACTAACATGGCATCAATTGGTACGATGATAGAGCAGCTTAACGGAATGCTGGACACCGTTGACCTAACGGAATGGGAGAATAATTTCGTAGCTAGTATCGTAGAGCGTTATTATGTAGCTAATAAGGATGCCTGCAACTTCAGTAGTAAGCAGGTTGAAAGCATCGAGCGTATATGGAAAAAACATTTTGCTCAGTAACCAGCAACTAACACTAACTAAAGGAACTAACTAACATGAAACTAAACTTATGTGAACCAGATAAAGCCAGAAGAATCCTTGTTTACGGAGCACCTAAGACTGGTAAGACTGTCTTAGTAGGAATGCTAGCGGAGAAGTACAAGCTACTTTGGATTGACATAGAGAATGGTGCAGCTAGCTTAATAAGCAATGTGCCTAAGCAATTCCAATCTAACATAGAGCTTATTAAAATACCAGATACCCGTGAATTTCCCATAGCAATAGACACATGCTTGAAGCTATTCACAGGGGCTAAAGGTACTATCTGTAACAAGCATGGAAAGTGGAACTGCCCCTTAGTTCCTTGCAAAGAACCTGCGGCAAGTACTCCCGTTCACTTAGCAGAGCTTGGGGAGGACTGGGTAGTGGTACTTGACAGTGCTACCCAGCTAACTAATAGCACTATGAGTCACATCTGCAAAGGTAAGACAGATGATTATAAGCCTGATTGGGAAGATTATAGAAAGCAAGGTGCTGTGCTTGATAGAGTATTCTCACAGATGCAGCAAGCTGCCTACAACATAGTTGTAATCAGCCACGAAACTATGACTGAGATGCAAGATGGTAAGATGAAGATAGTACCAGTAGCAGGCAGTAGTAACTTTAGCAAGACCTTCGCTAAGTACTTTGATGATGTAGTTTACTGTGAAATGGTGAACAAGAAGCATAAGTTCGCTAGCTCAACTAACTACGGAGTTAACATAATTACTGGCAGCAGGAGCAATCATGCTATTGAGAAGGATGAAGTACCTAAGCTGCTATCGCTATTTAATAACTAACACGCAGCAGCTAACTAACACGCAGCAAACTGGCATAGCTAACATTTCAGCGGCAACTAAAAGCAACTAACTGTAACTAAACGCAACTAAACTAAAGGAAGACATAACATGACAAATGCTAAATTTGATGACGGCGCAACACTTGAAGGTTTACTATCAGCTAACCTAGATGACGTTGCAGACTTGCCTTCTTGGGCACTACCTCCTGCTGGCACTTACATTGCCAATCTGAGCATAGAAACTAAGAAGATAAACTTGAAAGATGCTATTGAGTTTAAGTACGTGGTAGCTGAAACAGTAGAGCTGGCTGACCCTAACGATACTAATCCAGCAGCAGGCTCTAGCTTCAGCATTGCTTTCCAGATAGGTAATCCTATCGGCTTGGGTAAGTTCAAGGAAGCTATCAAGCCTGTTATGAACTATCTGGGTACATCCAGCTATGGCGACGTGCTATCTGGTCAGGTAACTGGTATGCAGGTAGAGGTAACTCTTAAGCATCGTGCGGATAAGAAAGACCCAGACCGCGCTTATGCAGATGTTACAAAGCTGTCAGTGCTGTAAGCACATGTAGAGAGTAGCATGTAGCTCTATTTAGGCAAGGAAGTGCTTACTTAGATAGAGCTATTTAGTGCATTCTACTAAAAACTAATGGAGATAAAGATGCGCTTGCTTTACATAGGAGAGAAGGATGATAGTAAGTTCACCTTCACGCTTAAAGATTTACTTGCTGGGAATCCTTGCACTGTTTACTGTGGTGATGTACTAACAAAAGCAGAGTTACTTAATCCAGCTAAACGTGCAGGGGTTAGCGCAATACTGACTAGCAATACTAAGTTAGTAAAGCTGCTTACTGGTAATCCCAAAGCTACTGTGGATAAGTACGCTGGCAGCTTGTTGAAGGAAGATGGCTTGGAGGTGCTAGTAATTCCACCTCTAGAGCAGCAGCTAACAACTTCTACTGGTAAGCACCTTATGGCTAGGTACATAAGCAAGCTGCTTAAGAAAGATGCTTGGTTTCACCAGACCGCGTTCACTTGGGAAATAGCTACTGAGGAAACAGTCGGGGCATTGCTAGCTCGTTTTAGTACTGCTAAGTACATGGCAGTAGATATAGAAACTCGCAAGGATAACTTGCAGATAACCTGCACTGGTTACTGTGCTGTCTGGCTTGGTAGTGATGGTAAGTACACCACTCATAGCATAGTGCTACCTATGGATAATGATTTCTGGGTTGCTCAATGCTCCTTATTTAATGCCCTGCCAGTACCTAAGATAATGCAGAATGGGCAGTACGATGCCAGCTACTTCATCCGCTACGGCATACCGCCTACTAACTACATATTCGACACTCTTAATCTATTTCATTGCTGGTACAGTGAGTTCCCTAAAAGCCTTGACTTCATAAGTAGCTACTGCCTCCGTGATTTCCAGTACTGGAAAGATGAAAGTGCTGAAGCTGCTAATCAAGTGGAGTACTTTCGCTATAATGCCAAGGATACTTGGGTTACAGCTAACTGCTTTCTAGCCCTAATGCTAGAAATGCCAGCGTGGGCTAGAGCTAATTACTTAACAGAGTTCCCTTTAATCTTCCCCTGCTTACATGCAGCACTGGAAGGCATAGCTATTGATTCCAAAGAAAGAGATAGGCTGACTGTAGTTGAGACAGCTAAGCTTGATAACTCACTAGCTGAATTACGCGCTTCTCTTGGTAGCCCTAAGTTCAACCCAAGCTCACCTGTTCAAGTTAAGAAGCTGCTTCTAGTGCTAGGAGTTCCTGCTAAAGATGCTACTAGCAGTGACGCTAAGACTTTAGTTAAAGCTTCTGTTGCTAACCCTTTTGCTGCTTGGTTCCTTGGTAGAATTGTACGCTACAGAGAAGCGAGAAAGCTTCTAAGCAGTTACCTAGAAGCTACACTGCTTAATGGCAGGTACATGTACTCACTATCCCCTAGTGGAACAGACACAGGTAGATTAGCTTCCCGAGAAAGTAGCTTCTGGTGTGGAGGTAATATACAGAATACTCCAGCAGAAGTTAAGAGCATGTATGTAGCTGATAAAGGCTGGCTCATGGCAGAGGTAGATTACAGCCAGAGTGAGGCTAGATGCGTAGCTTATCTTAGCGGTGATATGAATCTCATAACTGTTGTGGAAGGTAGCAGAGATTACCACGCAGTTAATGCTGAAATGTTCTTCGGAGTACCTTACGCAGAAGTTGTGGAAGCTGAAGCAGTAAGGAAGCGGGATAAGACTACTACCTTTACTATCAGAGACCTCAGTAAGCGAGTCAATCATGGCGCTAACTACAACATGGGCGCAGGAGTTCTGCTAGATACTATGGGAGTAGAGAATGTGCAGAGAGCTAAGAAGCTGCTTAAGCTGCCTGCGAACTGGTCGCTTAAGCAAGTCTGTGAGCATCTACTAGCCTGCTATGATAAAGCCTACCCGCAAGTAAAGAGTCGCTGGTATGATTCGATAAAGTACTCTATCCTAACTACCTCAATGCTGCGCAGTGCTTTAGGTTGGACTAGGTACTGCTTTGGCAAACCAAGCAACAGCAAGCAGGCTCTTAACAGCTACGTTGCACATGTGCCGCAGAATCTTAGTGTCAGCATAATCAACAAGGCTTTCATGTTAGTCTGGCAGCAGCTAGCATTGACAGGTAGAATTAGGCTGAAAGCACAGATACATGATAGCTTACTATTTCAGTACCGCGAAGGTGACGAGGAAGTTGTAGCTATAGTTGCTAAGTTACTGGAGATTCCAACTAGCGTTACTGGCAGTGACAACATTACCAGAACAATGCTTATACCTAATGATGTAAAACTGGGGCTAACAAGATGGCGGGAACTGTAAGCGAGGAAGTTAATTTATTCAACCTTTACTTAGACCAGTATGTAAATAACACTGAAAGCCCTACCATCTACCATAGATGGTGCTTGCTAGCTGCTATCTCTGCAATGCTTGGCAGGAACTTTTACTTCCCTCTAGGGCATTTCACAATCTACCCTAATCAGTTTGCTATGCTGATAGGTGAGCCAGCAGCCAGAAAGTCTGGAGCTATTAAGATAGCAAAGGCATTGGTGCTAGCTACTGGCTTTGACAGAATAGCTGAGGGTAGGACTACTAAAGAGAAGTTCCTGCTTGACTTGTTCGGGGAGATTGAGGCAGAAGGTACTGGCTTAGACGCTTTGCTAGAAGCTGATAATGATTGCCCCCATGAGTTACTGGTAGCAGCTGATGAGTTTAACAACTTCTGTGGAGCAGGTAACTTAGAGTTTTACTCGCTGCTAGGAGAGCTTTGGGACTGCCCTAAGAGTCACCCTGTACGCCTGAAGAACTCTAAGAGCTTCCTTATTAAGCAGCCTGTAGTTAATCTTATTGCAGCTAACACTCATGCTGGCTTTGCTGCTGCATTCCCACCAGAGATACTAGACCAAGGATTCTTAAGCAGGCTGCTGTTAATCTTTGCTAGCCCCACAGGTGTTAAGTTAACCATACCGCCACCACCTCCTGAAGAAGTCACAGCGTTGCTTGTTGCTAAGCTACAAGCAATAAAGCTCTATGTGCACGGAGCAGCTACAGTAACACCTGAAGCATCAGAAGCACTAGACTGGATTTATAAGAAGACTCCTGTGCTAGAAGATGCTAGGTTCAAGCATTACTCCTCCAGAAGATTTGACCACCTAGTAAAGCTAACTCTAATACATGCCGCAGCTAGGTTATCCACTAACATAACTGTAGCTGATGTGATTATGGCTAATACAGTCTTAACTTGGGCTGAAGCGGACATGCCGAAGGCACTAGGGGAATTTGGTAGAAGCAAGCATAACTCTGTATCTTCTAGAATAATAGCTGTTCTTAGTGCGGCGAATAAACCAGTGACAATAACAGAGTTATGGAAGCAGACAAGTATGGATTTAGAGAAGTACAATCAGCTAGCAGACATAGTATCTGGGTTACTTCAAGCTGATAAGATACAAAGAGCGGGGGATGGATTTCTAGCAAAGCTAAGTATCAGAGTAGATACAGGCAAGTACTTAGATTTCTCCTTGCTGCAAGAGAGCAGGGATAGGCTGTAGCAGCAGTTAGTAATCTAAGGGTGTGCAATATCTGCTACATACTCCCCTCCCATTAACCTAAATAAGCCTTCTGCTTCTGGGCTATTTAAGTCATCAGCAGCTTTGTTTATCTGGCTATTATTAGCATTCATAAACTGCCTCTTCATAAAGCTATTGAAGTTATCAGTATCTCCCCCGGCTTTAACATAAGACCGCAGGAACTCAGAAGTATCAGGGGAGCTACCATTTCGCATAGCTATCCGCATGTTCTCTCCTACCTTAGCAATCCTATCCGTTCTATCTGCTTTATAAGCTGTTTGCCTGTACAAAGCATCACTAGCCAAAGCATCATCTAAAGGCTTCCCGCCAGCAAGTCTAGCTCCCCAAGCAAAGATTGAGTAATCAGGGTTATTGTAACCAGCCATCAGAGAGCCTTTGCCTGTAGTCTGTCCACCTCCCATGATAGCACCAAGTCCGCTGATAGGTCTGTTAACCCCATTGTGCTCCATAGCGAAAGCTAGGGAAGGCAGTACTCCAGCACCACCACTAATATGTGTAGCTAAAGAAGCTAGGTTGCTGACAGTCTTAACCGTGGCTGACCATAGTGCAGTATCCGCTGGGACTATTGGTATGATGCTTGCTTGCCGTGGATTTAAGTCACCCCTGCTGTACAGATTAACAGCTAAGTCAGGATGAATAAGTCCTAGCATGTTGCTACCTGCTCCGTAAAGCATCCATTTAGCTTCCTCGCTTCCGCCTACCGCAGTGTAAATATCTCTGTGCTTAGGGTTGCCATTAGCCGTACCTATGATATGCGTGTTAATAGCATTGAATGCAGGCAAGCCTTGTAGACCGTAAAGTGCTACTTGCATACCTGCCATAGTAGTAAGAGCAGCAGACTCGCCAGCACCTGCATGTTGGAACATACGCTGTAAGAAGTTTACATAGAAAGTCATAAAGACCCCTATGCTCTGTCCGATAGCTCCTGAGAACATAATAGGTCTTTGACTAGCTATGCTAGCTCCATGTACTCTAGTTACATGCTGGGTGATATAAATAGCTCCTTCTTCCTGAGAAGAAAGTATGCCTTTGCTAAGTGCTTTCTGTACATAGATGTCCATAGAGCGAGCAGCCATAAACTTGCTGATAGCATCTGCTGCGTTATTACCAGTCATGGTTCTAACTACTTCCATGCCAGCGTTAATCTTAGCTCCCCAACCACTTACACCTGTAGATGAATCATAAGCTAGGTTATCCATAGCATCCCGCAAGGCTTTAGCATCACCTACTCGTAAGCCATAGCGAATAAATCTAGCCATCATATCCTCACCACTTTCGTGTATGAAGCTATTAGTAGCTGCGTCCCATACTTGGCCTCCCTTGAAGTAGCTGATTACAGCTTCGCTAACAGACTCAACCAGTGAAGGCATGGAATCAGCGTGACCAGCTAGCTGCCCTAGCTTACCTGCCCCTGCCCCTTCCTTCTTAAGGATAGCTTTGTGCAAAGCTACTAGCTCCGTAGCATGAACAGTAGTGCCTATTAAGGTATTAAATGCTTGCAGCACATCACTGCCTAGCACAAGGAAGTTTAAGCCTGCATTGGCTTTAGCTATGTTAGTGCCAAGTGTTGGATTAGTTGGAAGCATGTCTCTGAACTTATACAGCATTCCTTTCTCGTAAGCATTACCTATTCCCATATCCTGCACTGTTTTGTTAAGTGCAACAACTTCTGCCTCAAAGTCTCTAGGGTTAGTAGTTTCAAGCATGGCTAAGCCTGTCTTACGAACTTGCAAGGATAGCTTAGCAAAACCCTTGTTAAGGAACTCATTAGCTGCTAGGAACATTGGGTACTCTGCTTGCTTGCTTATATCAAGTGCCTGCTTAATCATATCCGCAAAAGGATTAGCTACAGCACTGGCTGCGAAGGAAGCTGCACTGGTAGAATTACCTCCGAACTTACTTGTGCCTGTCTTCGTGAAGGAATCCCCCATAACTTCCAGTTGCCTGAATGCCTGTGCGTACTTAAGCTCTACTGTATCTCGCACAGATTTATCAGACATCTTACGATGCCAGTCAGTTAAGTCGTTAAAGAATTCAGTGGCGTGTTGCTTGTCAATAGGGGGGAAAGCTTCATGCAGCTCTTTCTTAGATGCGATAGCATGGTCAATGGCACTATCATTCATACCACGGGCATACTCATAGTCGCCTTTAGCTTTATGAAAGTCCTCTACATCCTTCTTGTACTTAAAGTCATAGTTACTCTTAGGACTTCCTACGAACTCCATTCCTGGGAAGTCCCGCTGCAAGATTTTTACCTTAGCAGCTAAAGCTGCGGGACTAACAGCAGTCATAACACTGGTATGGGATTTCTGTGTTATGTTATCTGCTTGCCTAACAAATACGAAGAACGGGAATCTAGCTGTATTAACTGTAGGAGTGTACACTTGCTCCAGTCCGTACTGCTCCGCTAGGGTCATGGAGTTGTGCCCAGTGGTAGCTGCTGCCATAGTACTCTTAGCTCTGGCAGTCAAGTTGAGCTTAGTGCTAGTAGCAAGTAAAGCTAAAGCCTCCTCTGTTAGAGGGATGAATTCCTTAGCTGCTGCGTCAGTTGGATAATGCTGTCTAGAAGCAGCTTTCAACTCAGCCGCGAATTGCTTGCTCTTAGCAGCAGTTAGCTCCCCTGCTTTAGCAGCAGCATCTCTAGCTGCTAGTACATTGCTCCTAGCTGCTAGCAGCCCTTCGTTAATTGCTACATCCAGCCGCTTGATTCCTCCTGCCGCTAATACATACTTATCCTGCTGACTAGCTAAATAGTTAGCCATGGTGATAAGCTGCCTGCCAGTGTTAAAGGTATCATCCTTCATAGCCTTTACGATGTGCGGATTAAGTGCATCTTCAGTTAATTCCCGCGAATTGCGCAGCAGGTTATTAACCATAACGCCTAAGTGCTGCATTGCTCCACTCAAGCCTCCAGTAGCTCCTTCTGTGCTACCAATGAAAGACTGCCCAGTTTCACTAGAGCTGCTAGCAACCCTTATGCGCTCTAGTATGAGTTGTTCCGTAGGTGTGTTAGCCAGGCCTGGAATTAAGCCAATAGCTATGCTATTACGTTCCTCGCTAAACAGCTTGTTCATGTTATCAACGCGTAAGCTCTCTTCTGCAAAGGCTCTAGTTAGTCGTACAGGAACACTGTAAAGAGCAGGGTTTGGCACTAAGTTACCCGCAGCATCCTTAACTACAGGGAATGGTGTACCATCAGGTAAGTGAGTAGGAATAACAGCACCATCCTGTACTACAACCTTAACAGGTACACTGGTATTCTCGCCTTCAACCCCCTCTAAGTACTTACGCACTGCTGTGATACGCTTGTTGCCATCAAAGGTAAGTGTGCCATCAGCTTTAACTACAAGTGTGGGGGCTTCCATAACTGACCCAGTTTCTAGCTTAGCAACTATCCTAGCCGTAACTTTACTCGAGACTACCTCATTGCGAAGTCGCAACAGTGTGTTAATATCTATGCTTGTAACATGGTCACCCATGAATAGCTTACTAGCTACTGACACATCATCAGGGATTGCGTAAGTAATGCTGATATGCCTAGGGGAAAGAAGGTAGCTAGACAGCTCATCCCCCTTTCTAGCTATCATGTTAGTAAACTCTGCCCCCGATGCAAACTCCTTAGTAACATTAAGGCGCAAAGCTATCTGCTCAGGAGTATGCGTAGCTATCAGCTTCTCGTACTGAGCCACCTTCTCCTCAAACAAAGCTATCTTAAGCTCGTCTACCGAACTGTAGCGTTTGCCTCCAATAGTAACTACCTGCTTAACAAGCGCATTATCATCTAGTTGCAGTAACTTCTCCATAGCAGGTAAGTCATGTGCAGCCACCCTCAAGTTAATTGAAGGGTCTTTTGCTGCCCTTAACCAAGAAGCCTGTACTACTATATCATCAGCCTCCGCAAAGTTGCCTGAGGTGTTGATAGTCTTTACAGTACCTTTCTCTGGTATAAGTAACAGAGAGTCAGCATTGGTATGCACTAAAGTCTTAGGTGCTAAGGTATCACCAAAGTGCTTAGGAAGGCTAGCACCGGCAATGAATGAAGTGCCTGTATGCGTATCAAAAGTCATGGCAGTAGTACCCTCAAAAGCAGCTCCCCTGTTTACGCTAGCAGCAAGCCCAATAATATCACCTGCGTTAAGCGGCTTGCCCTCAGGGGTGCTATTAAGAAGCTTCTGTAACTTATCCACTACCTCTAAGTCTGTTGGATTAAGTCTGGTAAGCTCTAAGTGCATCTGGGTTTCAATGGAAGCTTTAGCGGTTTCAAGCGTACCAGCAACTAGTGAAGGGTTAGCTCCATTAGATAAAGCTACTTCACTGTCTGCTTGCAACTTAGCTTTATGGGAGATTAGCGCACGCAGATTAGTTTCAGGTGCAGCAGTAGCTGCACCTAAGTCAGACAGAACTCTGATGCCAGAGGTAGATGCACTAGCTTCTGCACCAGCTTTCTTGATTGAATAAGCAGTTTTAGCTGCACTAAACACTCCTCCGATAGCACCGCCAAGAGCTATATTAGTAGCTATTGTGCTAGCGTAATCGCCATCAGTGAACTCACTGTAAACAGGAGAAGCGAAAGTAGCTGCTATAGCAGCTACTTCAAAAGCTGCTGCATCTAGTACGTTAGCTCCGAAACCAGAAGCTACTGCCTTAAGACTGTTACCTGTAACTGAGCCGTAAACAGCTTCACCAGTAGCAGCCGCAGCCTTAGCTGCATCCCTAGCTCCTTGCAATGTGGAGTGAGGCAAGTTAAGGATAGCACTTAAGTTGCTTCCCTTAACTGCTTGAGCAGCACGCAATGCTCTAATACCCACAGCCCCAGGTACTAAAGAGCCAACAACCAATCCAGTACCTTCTACTAAGTTAGGATTCCTGTCATAGAACTTAGCCGCAGTTTCTCCTGCATAGCTGCGAATCACTTCGCGGGTATCACTGGGTTCGTAAGCTGCATTGACCCCTAGCTTGTTGCCTACGGAAGCAACGCTATCTGCTACTGTGCTGACAGCGGACACAAGAGTGCCAGCAGCTAGCCCGTAGCTGCTTTCAAGGAAGTTAGGCTCTACTTCTTCAGCGTTGTATTGATTAAGTAATGGCATTTAGTTAGCTCCAGTTAGTTGTTTTCTCTGGCCGCTTTGACTGCTGCTAGTGCTCTATCTCGCAGCAGTACTGCTGTTACTGCTGGAATGCTAGCTGCATCTAGTGGCTGTTGTTCTTCTAGCCCAAGCACACTACTTCTGCCAGGTATAGCAGTTTCGAATGTAGTGGGAAGAGGCAGGTTAAAAGCTTTCCTAGTACCTCCTTCAGATAAGGCTTCCAGCAGAAGCACATTCTTATATAGGTTAGCAAAGCTCTTAGCTATATCTGCTGGAGGTATCTGTGGATTTGCGGAAGCAAATGTACGTGTTACCTCAACTGCTGCTTTAACATCCCCCTGAACCTCAGCTAGGATAGCTGTTAGCTGGGGCAGCATAGCGTGCAGCTTAACTACCTTATTACTAGGTAGCGTGATTGAATCTCCTGCCGCCACAACTTGCTGTACAAGTGGGCTAGTTGCTGATGTAGTATGCCTAGTAGGAATCATGCCTTCAGGAGAAGAGTAGAATTCGTTAGCAATAGCGTGCTTAGTAGCATCAGGTAACTTATCCATATCTGCTAGTGTTGCATCTGAGCCTATTAGCAGCTTTTTCTTTGCAAAGGCCAGACGCTGTGGCCTACTTAAATTAACCTGCTCGGCTAATGCTTTGCCAGCCCTAGCTTCAGTAGTGTCTGGCATGGTAACATAAACCTCTGCTGCCTCCACTGCACTAACCAATGGAATACCTGCCGCTAACTTGCTGAGAGATTGCCGTACAGCAGGCTCTGAGTTAGCTACTAATCTAGGTATAGCTTCTGTAGGTACACCAAGCTTACTGGCTAACAAGCTATCTTGCAAAGCTGCTCGTTCTGCTGCTGTCTTGTTGTCAGCAGCAGCATCTACATTAGCTGAGGTTACAGCATTGTTAGCTTGCGCTACAGCTAAAGCACTGCTCTCCTTGTTGCCTTGTGCAGCAATCTTTAGCACCTCTTGGTTAGCCATTGCTTGCCTTTGGGTAGCAATAGCTAAGTCTTTAGCAGTGCTAATGGAAGGCATCCTAGCTATCAAGGCATCTGCATCCCGCTTGTCTGCCGCATCCATAGCTATGAATGAAGCATTCATAGCGTTATAATTATGCGCAGCATTATTTATACTAGCTCTAACTCCATCTTCTTCAAAGGTTCGCTGTAGCCAGCCCTCAAAGCCCTCTGCCGAGGTTATCTCATTAAGCTTAATTAAGCCTGCTGTATGCGTGCTCCTAGCCTGTGCTTGTGCCGTTAATAAATCTAGCCTCTGCTGCTTTTCCACTGCATCAGTCTGGTCATCCCGTATGAACTTAGTGGCAAAAGCTTCTTGGCTAGCAAGGGCGGCTAACGCATGTTTAGCAGCAGTCTCTCTGTTAATAGCATCAATAAGCTCTGCCTCTATGCTGCCAGCATTAGCAGCATTAGCTTCCAGTGTCTGCCCAGTCTGCTTAATAACTGCACCTGCAGTAGTTAACGCAGCAGCTTCTGGCTTACTGCCCGCGTTAATAACTGCACCAACTGGCGTAGTTGTGCCTAGGAGACTAGATACTAAATCATCCATAGTAATACTTACGCTTGCATCACTCATTATTAGCTCCTATTTGATTCCTAGCATACCTAAGAAGCCTTCAGCAGCACTAAGAGTTTTATTTGATTGCTCTGAAGTCTTAGTTTGGTCTGCTAAATTAGTAGCTAGATTGCCCGCAGCTACTTGCTGCCCAAGTAGAGCTTTCTGTGCTTCTGCCGAAAGTCTTGCAAGCAAGTCATTGCTTAGCAATGCGCTGGTAGTGCTATCTTGTGGACGCACTCCAGCAACGTTAGCTGCATTAAGTAAGCTAGGTGCTTGCTTCTCGAAGCCACTCTTAAAGATAGCCTGAAATAGCTTTTCCATGCTCTCAACATTGCCATCAGCCATTATGCCCTTAAGTACTTCTCTTAGAGGGTCTACATCTCCTGGTGTAGTGCGTTGACTGCCACTAGAGCTACCTGAAAATAGGCTACTTACTGCTCCTGCCAGTCCTCCACTGCCTCCCGCTGCATTTGCTACTGTGGCTAAGTCTGCCATAATTACTTACCTCCTTAATTAAGTTTACTTACTGAAGTACTCCGCTATCTCTATTTCAAAGCTATCAACAGCTTCTGCTAGCTGCATCAATTCAGCAAAAGCAATTCTACTGGAAGCTACACTGCACTGCCCAGTACTCCACACGTTAAAGCTCTCGCCGATAATTATACATCCTTGAGTATCTTCTGCTATGTTGCCAGAGTGAATTAGTATATGCTTGCGGTTAGGTACGTTAGTTACCTCAAACACATTCCCGAACTTAGGAGAGTTTACTCTTTTAGCAGTGTAGATGCCAGCGGGGATACAACTAATGCTAGTCTTATTATCCAACCAAGGACGCTCTAAGCTAACAGCTATTGGCATACCATCTACAGCTATCGTGCCAAACACTCCATCGTTGCGTGAAGCTATACGGCTAAGTTTTACTTTCATTTAACTACTCCTAGGTTAATTAGTCTTGTGCGAAGTTGGTTTGTTAGAGCAATAACAGTTGCTAAATCAGTGGCGGCAGCATTAACTGCTGCTGGGTTGCCTGTGATGCCGTCTCTTAAGTTATGAACTGCTTGGTACAAATTAGATACATCAAGGGAAGGTTCTATAGCTACTGGTACTGCTGGTAAGTCTATTTGTATAGGTGAAGCTGGCATGTTAAAATCTCCTTAGTTACTAGCTATTAGCTACCTAAAGCCATCCTGTGTTAAGGTTGCTGTTAATGCAGTTAAGTTAAGCATCCCTGTTAGATGAATATTATGCGAGTCCCCTGTCAGCCTAGAGAGGAATCTCCTTGACTGTCCAGAGACTTGCCCTGTAAGAGCTACTACTGGTTGCATAGCAGTGCCACCTTCATAGCTAGTAGCAACTCTGCAAACCATTACATCAGTAGCTAGCGGTGATTCTAGGCTAACCTCCTGCAAGGTGCATTTAGAAGTTCTAGTTAGCTTAATCCTCCCTATGATAGCTACACCGGCAGCATTGCCCGCAGTAGCATCAAGTGAAAGCTGCACTGCACTACCATCAGCAGCTAGGAAGCATATAACTCTGTGAGAGTTAGGAGCCGCAGCTGGCAAGGGCAAAACATCTGCGTGGTTAACAACTACCTTACCCCAGCGATTAAGAACTGAATCAAATACAAGGGCATGAGTGAAGGAAGTAATTCCATAGCTAACAACTAAGTAGCGCTTGCTAACTGTCTTTATGCTGACAAGTAAATCCGCGACTGTGGCAGTAGTAGTAAGAACTCCCGTAGTGCTATTGTATGTTTCCATTAACCTAGCAGCTAAGAAGTCTGTTACTTCTGGGAGCACTGGCTTAACCCCTTCTACAGTTACAATCTGCATACCATCAGTAGTTAGCACCAAGGAGCCATTATCTATGTACCCTGTAGCTGCATCACCTATGTTACGCAAACCAGTGCTTCCAGCTACTTGCCTAAATACCCAAGGGAATGTAGCATTACCACTGTAAGTAGCAGATATTACATTTTCTGTAGTAAAGATTAAGAACCCGTTAGCTACTTGAACTAAGTCAACTATCTTGCCTTTTAGGTCTGCTAGAATAGCATTACCTGCACCAGTTACCAAGCTAGGTGTAAAGTCCATTGGGTTAGCTGGATTGCTCCAGTAAATCACTTTATCCCCAGCAGCTATTAAGTAATTGCCGCTAGCACAAATGCGCTTAAACCTAGCTTCTATCTGAGCATGTGTCTCTGCTGCGTAAATCAAAGTATCTGCTGTATCGGTATTACGGCTGAGAGTTGCGGGGGTTAGATTGACTCTGCTGAAGCGGCTAAATTCCCAGCAGATATAACTCTGCCCGCCTACGTTAGCATGGCTAGTTTTAATGCCCCCACCAAAAGCTCCTGTTCCTTGCCAAGCACCCCCAGACTTCCATATCTGATTAGTGCCTCCAGCAGGAGAGAACCAGCCACTAGCTCCATCTGCTGAGGCAGCTAAGTAAGTATCTGCGAACGCAGCACTGACAGGATTTGAAGCAGCAGCAATTATGCTATTAAGAACGCAGCTTCTATACCCTTCTATGGTAGGCAGTAGATTCTCACAGTAAATAAGCTGTGGAGTAGGAGCCAGTTCCTTCCTAGCAAAGACAGAATCTAAGTTAGTAGGGACGACAGTAGGCTTCCCGCTACCTGTACTAAGCAGCGGGAAGCTATAGGCATTTAGCTGTAACCTAGTTACGATTTGCGCCATTATGACTTCCTCTTCCCTACCATATCTACTACCTTCTCTGTAGAGCGTCCTACAAAGTACGCCATGAACACTAGCTGGATTAGCTCCCCTAACAGTGTTACATACACAGGAGCTACTGCTATCCCGTAAATGGATGCTATGGAGAAGACAGAGAATAGGAATAGCAAGAAGATTAGAACCGCAGGTCTTACGTTCTTGCTAAGAGAATTATCGCTAGCCATGTCAGCTTTCCAGCGTTCGCTAACTTCCCCAGAAGCTGCTAAGTCTAGCTTAGCTTCCTCCAATGCTGCATTAACTAGAAACTGCTCATGTGTGTTCTGTGCTTCCTTCAACTTACCTAAGAGTTCAGGAGTTAACTGCTCGCTAGAGCTAGGTAACGTAATTCCTAGCTTCTTCTCAACAGCAGACTTCCCTTTAGCTACTACAGCCTCAGCTAGGATAGCTAGGCCGGATTGTGCCATTGTTGCTAGTAAGATTGGTAACATGCTCTCTCGCTTTCTTAAGATTAACAGCTAAGGTTGCTTCTTAAACTTGCACTTAACAGCACCTTCCGGCACTGCTTTCCACATATAAAGTTCGTAGCTATCAATTATAGCTTTAGCATCTAGCCGCATCCATACCATGTTAGCTACTTCATCCTTACCGCCACAACCTAGCGGATAGATATGTGCTACCTCATAGTTAGGGCAGCTACCTGTGTGCAAGCCGGTAGCTGGACAAACATGTATTGACCTAAACTTTCCAGTGCTGCTTCTCTTAACAGAGCCATCAGCATTGCGCACAACAGTCCCGGAATAGCGAGTTTCTTCTGGAGGGTAGGAAGGTAAGGATAGCTGGGCAGTAGCTGTGAGTGCACTTAGCACTAGAATTGTACTAAGCAATATGCGCTCTTTCATTACTGCTTACCTTTGAAAATTGCCCACACAATGCCAAAAGCTATGACAACTCCTGCTACCCATTTAAGTACATGGCTAAATATCACTACTACCCGAACAAACCCTTTAGCGTTGTCCCAAGCTATGATAATATCTTTCAGGGACGCAAGTGTCTTTGCTTGAGCAGCTTGCTGTGCTACCACCTGCTGCAACTCTTTATGGATGAGCTGCATTAGCTCCTTACTAGGCATGGTACTTACATCTACTTGTGTGAAGTCATCAGTAACTCTGCGAAATATAGCGTCTTCTGGAGATAGCATTATCAATATACCTTATTTAATGTGGTTAGGGGATATAGCATTCAGCGGTACAGCAAAAGCTCTAGCTACAGAGCCGCGCCAACCTTGCGTAGTTACATAGTGATTAAGCCGCTGGCTAAAGGTCAGCTCTCGTGGCAATGCCAGGAATAACAAGCTGCCAACAGTAGCATTAAACAGAACATCAAGTATGCCGAAGAAGGTGATAGCTGGAAGAAGTAGCAACTTAATGCCGAACTTAAGCCTATCCCAAGATTGCTTAGCACTGACGTAAACCATAAAGCCTAGAAAGGTTGTGTAAGTTAGTGCTAGTGAGTGAACTGTAACTTGGTATAGTAATTCTGTTAGTTCCGCTACCATTTTACAGCCTCCAATTCAGTAAGCGTTGATGCAGCACGAGCAGCAGCTTTAAGCTGCCATGATTTCCCGTAAGCAGCTTGAGTCTGCGCTGCCATTGCACCTGCGATTGCCAGTAGCTGAGTTAGTGATGTGATAGCTAAGTCGCTATCATCTAAATCTCGCCAAGTTGCTGGCAGTGGCAAGCCAGAAGAGCATAGGTTAATAACGCTGCTTAGAAGCTCTTGACTGCGCGCACCTGCTTGCCAAGTTCTAGCTAGTGCAGTTACTGGCAGGTAGCAAGCAGCATCGCGGGATGCTTTAATTTCTAGCAGCTTAGCAGCTAGAGCTTCAGGCAGCGTTGGCTGTGGAGGTACTGGAGGCAGGAAGTTAGTGCCATCGTAAGTCCAGCCAGCAGTAACTGCTCCTGCTAAGGAGCTAGAAACTAGAACTCCCTCGAAGCCAGCTTCTGTAGAAGTGCTAACTACGATGCAGCCAGTAACTACGTTACTACTGTTAAGTTGTGCTTTAATAAGTTCCATTAGCTATACTCCCATACGTCTATGTAACCAGAGCCACCAGCACCTCCAGCTGCTCCAGCACCTGTTGTACCAGTACCTCCACCACCGCCACCTCCACCGCCACCTCCATTACCTGTATTAGCAGTGCCAGCAGTGCCAGCAGCGCCAACAGCGCCGCCACCACCGTTACCGTTACCGCCACCTCCACCATCTCCCCCATT